GCTATTGCTGCAGTTCCCCACGCGTTTGCGCCAGAGGTCATTCCTGTTGGATGATCTATAGACCAAACATATTCCGAAGATAAATTAATTACATCTTTATAGTAATTGGAAGAACCGTTAGTATTTCTAGCATCTGATGCTTTTGACAAAAATGCGAATTTTTCTAATACGGAGTTGCGTGCACCGCCAGACCATGCTCCGTCTTCGTCAATCACAAGAACGTGAACTTCATCATTGGTTGCGCCAACTGAAGTTGCGTATGTTGACGTTCCTGGAGAACTATCAAATTGTCCCGTAATATTAGGAGTAACTGCGGTAGTTGCAAATGTGTTTGCGTCTACTAAAACAACTTTTAAAGAGTTACCTAGATTTCCTGGGTATTTTGCAGCAAATTCGCCGAGGCCTAAGCCACCTGCCGAATATATACCATTTAAAAAGTCATCTTCATTTTTAATTAAAATTGCGGTTGCGCTTGCGTTTGCAATTGCGTTTTTCGCGGTTCCTTCGTTAACAACACGAACTAGTTGTAAATTATTACCGTATGATAAAAAGTTAGCTGCAGTATAAAATGATGTATAAGTTTCGTCAGTAGGCCCGCCGAAAAACTTAACCAAATTATTCTCAGAATCGACGGTGGTAACTTGCCCAACAGGTCCCCATTGGAAGGCGCCAGCGAATGCGCCAGCGGAAGTAGCAACAGCCGGCACTATCGAAGATAGATCCTTTTCTTGTACTAGTACGCCAGGTGAAAGCTGAAATGCCATCTTATTCTCCTTAAGATTTTATAGATAGTCCAATATAACTATTGATTACTATTTATTTATAAGTATCTCTTTTTAGACATTTTCCAACCAATTTCTTTTCATTTTTTTCATCTCTGCTTCAGGGTCTTGATTCCACCATAAATCCGAGTCAATAACTTCTGGCTGCGATTTTTCCGGTAGCCCGTCATTTACTATTCCAAACGGTGTAAGATTTTCCTCAATCTGTTTAAATTGATCTTCGTATAATACTTTTCTAAGATTTGTGTCTGTCAAATCTTTAAAGAATGGTTCGTTTGTTGCCCATGAGAATAAAACCAAACACATGACCAAATCGTCATGGTATCCTTCATCTGCTTTATGGGTTCCTCGAACTTCAATAAATGTAGATATTTCCTCAATAATTTCTGCATCATGTATTAATAGTTTCGTGGCTTCTACCAAACTCTTAAATGACGTGCATCCTAATCGTTTAACTTGTTTCGTAGTTCTAACTCCAAGAGTCGCCCCATGGGTAAATCCACCGGACAAGTATTGTCCTGTTTTGCTATTACTTCCCACAAAGAATACATTTTCGTATTCTAAATCCATATACAACGAATCTGCTACTTGCTGTCCGTTATCGTTAATCTCAACTAAACAGTAAGCTTTATTATAATCTTTTGCTACTTTATATATTACATTGGGAAACATCAACGGACTGATTCTGTTACTTCTATACTTTGCAACCACTTTGTATGGATATGCGGTAATATCTATAACTGCAAATGCTGAGTAATCTCCCCCAACGCCTCGCGATGTGTCCGCGACAAGCATATAGATATGATCTTGTCCTTCGTACGTTCCATCGTCTTTTTTGGTTGCTCTAATTGGTTCTTCTAAAACATCCAGTCCGTCTTTTGTATAAACGAATTGACGAGTAGACATCTGAGAAATTGTGTCGGGATTAATAAGAGTATTGGATGAACCTAAGAATCTGCATAAAACCTCTTGGTTAAACTTTAGTTCGCCAAGCATAGATTTTTGTTCTGCTGCCCATTTCTCATCTCTACCAGGAATTTTGCTATATGGAATGAACATTGGAACAAATCCATTCAATCCTTGTTCTGCCTCATTCCAGAATTTCCAGAAGTGGTTATATCCCAATGGTGTAGATGTAAGAAGAATCTTTGTTGTTTGTCCCGCAGAAATTGTTGGGTAAACAGATGTGAAAAATTGTTCTGCAACATTATTTGGAATAATTGCTGCTTCGTCAATATACAACCAGTTTACAGATTTACCTCGAATACCAGATGAGCTTGTAGCTGACGTAAATACTTTAGATCCATTTTCAAGTTCAATATCACCCTTGTTGAATGTCTTGACACCTTGCTGCATCCACATAGGAAGCATCTCATACATTAGTTCGTATCGGGAAAGAACCTCTCGAGCTGCCGATGATTTATTTGCGAGAATAGCAACGGTTTTGTTTTCTTGAAATAACGTATACCAAAGAATACATGCTGCAGCTGTGATGGTCTTTCCCTGTTGGCGACCTTCCATCAAAATAACTTTACGGTTATTGAGTATTACGTGCACTTTTTCTTTTTGACAATCATATAATTTAAATGGTACAAGTCCGTAATCAAGAGAAACAATCTTACAGTAGTTCTCAATAAAATAGATAGGATCCTGCATACAACGCATAAGTTCTTTAACTTGTTCTGCGCTGTAAGATTCAACAATTCCTATCGGTTTAAGATTTGGATTGCCGTTATATGATATTTGTTTATTGCTCAATTGTTTTGCCGTCGTCTTTGTTCTTTAGCATTTTAAATAACTCAGCGGTTGAACCTGCGAATACTACGTTATTATTTGTAACATTCTTTGCAGATACAGAGTCGCCGTCTTTTAAATCTTTAACTTTTTTCTGTAATTCAATTAAATCTTTAGCAACATCTGATACGGTTTTTATTAATTGGCCAGCAACCTCATATGTTCTGGGATGCTCAGAATTTTTAGCAAGTTCAATCATGTCATCCAAAGTATTTTCACTTTTATATATTAGATTGCGTAATGTACTTCTTGCCAATTGGTAATCATCTTCTTGATCTAAGTTTTTGCTTGTTTCTGGCGCAATTACAGGCAAATTTTCCGCAGGGGCCTGAGATTCAATGTCAAAAATCTTATCAAGTTCTGGTATATGTTTCATTAAAAATCTTCAAAGGTTTCAATAAAGCCAATGTCATCTCCAGGTTTAGCTGTCAATGGATTTGGTTGTATAGTAATAGATGATTGCTTTTCAGTTAAATTTTCATTACTATAAGTGTTAGCAATAACTTTCTTAATAACACCCTGTCTACTAATTGGGCCATAATAATTTAATTTCATTGTAAAATTTAATGTCCAAATGATAGACCGTCTATCTGAAAAATCGCCCTCATAGGTATCGTCGAAAGATATACTATTTAGTAGAATTGGTAAATCATTTTTAATACCCATCTGCGGTATTGTTTTCATCGTTAAATTATAATCAGGATTAAAGTATGGTATAATTTGTTCTATTATCTGTAAACCATCATCTTGATTCTTAGCATATACGTATAATGCAACTTGTATATTATACGGAGTAGGTGCATACTGAGTATCTAAAGTATTAATTGTAGAATTAATTGCTCTATTTTGTTGAAGCGGACTTATTTTTCGATTAACATCATATTCCAACGACAACATCTCAAAAGACATTCTTGGCAATACTACTTGAACTGGCCGCTCATCCACATTGGGTTGCTGTTGTATTCTAGTTAAGAACTTTGTTTTAGGCGCATATGATAACGGTATTCTTAATGTTTCCTCACTATTTCCATCCGCATCTTTACGATCAATGGTAATTGAATTAAACATATTACCAAAAGCAACAATTGCTTTTCTAGTTGTTCCCCAGTAAAATCTTTGATCTAACATTATTTAAATACCTCACCAAATGGATTTCTTTCTGTGAAATCTAATATGTCAGTAATGCCGGTATCAAAGTCGTCGTTTCTAGCGCCAGCATCAACTGTTGTTATTTTGTAACTTTCTAGAATCATCGGTGTTTCTGTGTTAAATTCTAATAATAATGACCCGTCTGATTCTATCAATAATTCAAAGTTGTTGAGATTTTGATCTATCGAATCTGCATAAGTATCAATCTCATCAATACCCGTATTAAAGTTCTCGCTAGAGAATTGCATTAGCTCACATTGCATTCTAAATATGTAGAGTTTGCCAAGCTGATAGAATGGGGTATCACCTTCTACTTTGCGTATTTCAAAATAGGATTTTGTTAGTGGAAAATATAATACGTCACCTTCAGCGGGTCTGTTAGCCAAAACTGTTTGACCTTTACTGCCAACTTCTTTATCCCATCTACGTCTGGATACTACAAAGGATGCGCTGTCGCGAAGTTCGACTCCAAATCTTGTTAGCAGGTCTCCCTCACCTTCAAACCCATTTGTGTTTTCCAAATACATCTCAATTGGATACGCATTCTCATAATAGTTTAACGGATCCTCAACCAAAATACGATCCTCATTAAAAGATGTTCTTGGGATATAATAGACTTCGAAACCATAGATTTGTAGGCATTCGATTATTAGATCTTCGTAGAGATTCTGCTCCGAGGCTCTGCCCATCGGAATGCCAGATTGAAAATAATGGTTAACTGTTGCCATAATTCTATAGACTTCTATTGACTTCGGTGTTAGTATATGCTATGAGGTTAGGTGATATTAAGTATCAGCCTGTAAAGAAATCTACTGGTAGTTCAAATCTAGATTGTATTTCAGCTTCAATTTTTAGCAATTCATCCTCTGCTTCATCATATATTTTACCACCATTTAAAACAACTCCTCCAGGAAGTTGCACTCCGTCAAATTTTTTCATATTTGTTCCCCATTGCCGCTTAATTAAAGCTGTCGCATATCTTTTCAAGAACATATCGTTGTAAACATCCGTGTATGTGTCCGGATCTAATATTCTCCAGGCTTCAACAACGATATTACTTCCTACATCAACATCCGCTGCCCAGTCCATATCTATGTATAGACGATTCATATGGCGATTGAATCTAACAGGCTTTACGCCTACTAATGTTTGATTAATCAATTCTAATTGTTGTCTAACTTGCGTGTAATAAATTAAATCAGTAGACATTAAAGAATACAGATCATTAATTAAAATTTGATACCTAATGTCGAAAATATTTATCCCCGTAGATTTATTACTAAAAGGCAAAACTCGTTCGACTCCAACAACCGCATCGGGAATAGGTATGTACAAATTAGTTAGGTCTTGTTCGGTTATCAAATGCTTTAGGTAAACTTTTTCTACAGCATCATAATGATACTCTCTGTAGAATTGAAATGCATCATCAATACGATCTTCAAGCTGATCTTCATCTACATTGATTTCAATAACAGGAGCACCTAGTCGGCGTAGGCAATATTCCTTCAATTGTTCTCTAGATGTTATTGACGCCATGTGATATCCTTTATATTTATTTTTATTATGTATTTATTGTAATATTATTCATTACAACACCAGGAGTAACATTAAAATTTGTTGCAGCGTTAAACGGTTGAAACGCATAAGAATTTCGGCTACCGTGTAGGGTGTACAGTACACTATAATCGTCAGTTAATCCAGTATCAAACAAAACATTGGATGCGCTATCATTAACTATCCTATCTTTGATTTGTGCTGGAGTATACGATGGGTATGCCTGTAACAATTGCGCACACATACCTGCAACTTGAGGTGAGGCCATTGAAGTTCCAGATAAAGTTCCTATCAAAAAAGAATTGTTATTAGGATACTGCGTATTACAACTAAATGCATTTGTAGTTGACATTGTACTTATAATAAATGTGCCAGGAGCATAAATATCGACTCTTGGGCCAGACTCACTGGATGCTGCCTTTTGTTCGGCAAATCCTATGGAAGGATCTCCTATCCATATATTTCCCACAGTAATTACACCTGAAGCTGCGGTTGGGCTACCGCCTTGCATATAATAAACCTGCCCATATACGCTGCTATTATAGTAATTATTAAAATTTATTCCAGTAGGAGTATCTATTGTTTGATAATTATTTCCAGCAGCGCCACATATAACAATGCCAGCTGCTATCATTTCGCTAATGTCTATATCTACAGAACTTATTCTAACACCGTGAGTATTGGTGTCGCTTCCAATCATACCATACGCAGCTTGTTTGGTTGTTCCTGTCCACGCATTGCCTTGATAATTTCCGCCAGTTATATTTTGAAATGTAGCGGTATACCCCCAACTCATATTGACAACGGTAGGGCGTTTAAATCCTGTTGTAGGATCTATTGGTTTGTTATTGTGCCAACCTTTAATTACGTCAAACACATCACTAATAGGCATGCCCTGTGAATTTGCACCGTTTAATCCGTCAACTGTAATAGAATAAATGTTGGAGTTTTTTGCTCTGCCATAAGTTTTTCCAGCAGCAATTCCTGCAACATGAGTTCCGTGTCCGTCGGTATCAATATAGAAAAGATTGTCAGCTGGTTGTGTGCCAGGTAATCCACTAGCAGAATACCAATTTATTTTTTGAACTCTGGTTTCTCCTTTGGAATTTTCAAATTCTGGATGATCGCATTGTAATCCTCCATCTTGAATTACTATATCGACGCCTGTTCCATCTAACGGATAGTTATACAATAAATTTCCAGATGCTCCTATGGTATTATTTGTATTGCTGTTTAGTCTGAATAATCCCCAATTCACACCCAATGCATTGTTGGGATTTCTGCCTGTATTTGGAAATTTATAATAAATCCCAGATTGGCTTGCAAAAGATTTAATTTTAATATCTGTTCGCTGATCTGCGGGAATTTCAACACATTGTACTCTGGAATCTTGTCTTAATGCAATCGCCTCTAAGTCAGTTAATGCGTAATGGCAACACCGTGTACTTAAAGGTCTCTCATTAATAATTTCTACTGGGCGACTTGGAACATATTCAGTTTCGAGAATTTCATTTTCATTTTCAATTTCATACCAAAAAGTATTATAATCTACGTTCTCTTTCAACCCCACAATATATTCTTTAAATTCTGTCTGCATCATGTATACCACTGTGTGTAACTTGCAGAAATTAAACGCAGAGTATTGCTGTTACTTGTTAGTACATATGCGGTATTGGCAGATGCCCCATCGATTTGTGCATTTAATTGTGGGTATACTGATATATCATTGCCAGTTGCATTTTTAATAAAAATTACAATGCCAGGATTCACATTTGGCAAAATAACACCAGATCCATTTATACCGGTATTTACAATGTTAATTGTATTACCTAATAGTGTAGCAGAATTTTGCGTAGTCCCAGCTGCAGAAATATTAGTTTGTATTGAATTTATTAAATAATTTCTTGTGAGTAAATTTGAACTTGTTATATCACCAATTGCTGTTAAAGTTCCACTGCCTAATATCCTAACAGCAATGGTAGGTATTAAATCTAAATTGGTTACTGAAGATATAGCGGGAGTGCCTGCCCCCGATCCTACAAAATTTGAAGCAGTTATATTTCCCGACGCAACGATATTATTGCCGGTTAACGTTCCTGCTATTGTTAATGCGGTTAAAGTGCCAACACTAATAATATTTGTTTGTATGGGATTTGTTACAATATTTGATGCAGGTACTGTCCCTACAACATTTGATCCAATTATACCAGTTAAGAATGATCCGTTACCTGTAAAATAATCAGCTTTAATATTTGTTGTATTATTTGGCAATAAACTTATGACATTTGCATATACTCTTGCATTCGTAAAATATAAGTTAGTACCTTCAGATATATCCGAAGTATTTTTACCATTTATTAAAATTGATCCGGTTGCTATTCCAGAAACTCCGGGATATACAGTTATAATTCCTTCAACGATTCGTATAACGGTGTTTCCTTGCAAGGCTTCAACATCGTAAACATATCTTCCATGCGGTAAATTTGAAGTCTGAGTTGCCGACAACGATAATGATATGTTTCCATATGC